GTCCAGGGATAAATAATCTTGGTGGGGGCATGGGTAACGCATCTGTGTTCGAAACAAGTTACCCAACGGGCGGTGCTCCACGGCAATCGACAAACCAAAGCACTTTTGGCCAAGGGATGAACACCATGTTTGGCGGCGGCAGTCCGTTTGGCATGCAACAACAGCAGCCAATGCAGAATCCGTTTGGCGGGCAGCAGCAAGGGCAACAGCCTATGTCGCAAAGAGAGTGGGCTTCAAATAAACAATTTCAACCGGGAACTGACATAGACGCGGCATATCGCAACTATACAAACAGGTCTAATCCACAACCCCCCGCGTCCAATCAAATGTCACAACCAATGGGTCAGCGCCCTGCGTACATGGACAACCCAGACTTCCAGGCGTACCAGAGGCAGGAGCAAGACCTTGGTCGCCAGATGAACGAGTACATGCAGAAAGCACCTATGTACCAGCAGTTGCAAGACTTGCAGGGCAAGCTGCGCGGGTTCCAGCAGCCCCAACAAGGGCAGATGGGTGACACAGGTTTTAACAGAGCGATGCCTGCGGTGATGCCGCAGCAGCCCGGCTCAGAGCAGGTGGCCGACAACAGAATGGGCATGCCTGACTACGGCTCAGAAAATGTGGCCCCGGAGTTTGGAAACTTTGGCGAACGTCGCATGGGCGGTGGGTTTGGTCGTAGGGGTATGGGTGGCGGCTACGGGCAACAAATGCCTCAACAAGCAATGGGCCTACAAGGTCTTTACTCAATGCTGCAAGGGCGGCGTGGTGGCCCGTTTGGGGGTTATTGAACATGGCACTTACCTCTGGCGCAACAACATTCAACCTTGACCTCACCGAGTTGGTCGAGGAAGCCTACGAGCGTGCTGGCTCAGAGTTGCGCACGGGTTACGACTTGCGTACAGCGCGGCGCAGCCTCAACATCATGTTTGCAGATTGGGCCAGTCGCGGCATCAATATGTGGACGTTTGAGCCGGGCATCATTGACTTGGTTCAAGGGCAAAACACCTACGCGCTGCCAGACGACACCATTGATCTGCTGGAGCATGTGATTCGCACGGGTGGGAACGTGGCGGCAACGCAAGCCGACTTGACCATCACCCGTATCAGTGTTTCTACCTACGCTACGATTCCCAACAAAATTCAACAAGCTCGCCCAATTCAAGTGTGGGTGCAGCGGTTCAATGGCCAGAACTCGCCCGTGAGCGCGACTCTGAGCACCACAATTACTTCGTCGTCTACTGAGATTGTGTTGAGCAATGCTACGGGTTTACCCGCATCTGGCTTCATTAAGATCGATAACGAGATCATTAACTACGGATACATAACAGGGAATACCCTGTATAGCTGTTTCCGTGGCCAACAAAACACCACTGCGGCGTCTCACACTGCTGGGGCAATTGTGTATTGGGCGCAAGTCCCGGCAATCACAGTTTGGCCGACTCCTGACAATGCCCAGACGTATCAGTTTGTGTACTGGAGACTGCGCCGTACTCAAGATGCAGGTGGCGGTGTCAACGTCATGGACGTGCCGTTCAGGTTCATCCCCTGTATGGCAGCGGGCTTGTCCTACTACATTGCTGGCAAGATTCCTTCTGGTTTTGAGCGTATTCCCATGCTGAAGTCTCAGTATGACGAAGCTTGGCAGATAGCGGCTGGTGAAGACCAAGAGAAAGCGTCTGTTCGCTTTGTGCCTCGTCAGCAGTTCATTGGTGGAACTTAATGGGAAATAGGTTCGCCTCCGGTAAAAATGCGATCTCCCAGTGCGATCGCTGTGACCAGCGTTTTAAGCTTTCGATCTTGAAGCGTGAAGTCATCAAGGGTCGTAACTACGACCTCTTGGTTTGCCCGGAGTGTTGGGACCCAGATCAGCCACAATTGCACTTGGGCGAGTTTCCAGTAGACGACCCACAGGGTTTGCGTAATCCCCGCCCTGACCGGAGCTATGTGCTGTCGGGAACGAGCGGGTTGCAGATCAACGTGAATGGCGGGACTGGGCCTACGGGCACGGGGACTGTGGAGGCGGGTAGCCGAATCTTTCAGTGGGGATGGAACCCTGTGGGGGGCGCATCATTTTTTGACACGGCCCTCACACCAAATAACTTGGTTTTGAGCGTGCAATTGGGTACAGTATCGGTATCAACGACATAAGGAGTCGAAATGGACACGAAGACAGTGAAGAAAATTGCCGACAAGGAAGTCACGGCGCACGAAAAGCGCATGCACCCCGGCGCAAAAAAGATGCGTGCTGGCGGTAAGACCAATAGCGACATGCTCAAGTACGGTCGCGGTATGGCCAAAGTAATGAACCAGCGTATTACTGGTCGTGGAGGCTGATATGGCGACGTACAAGGTACCCAAAAAAGTAGCCACCGTGATTGTTGGCGAAGAGCCAGCAAAAGAGACGATGCGTAAAGCAAACGTGTCTGTGGCCAACACGCGCAGCCAAGACTATCCCCCCACCAAGACCAGCGGCATCAAAATCCGTGGTACTGGCGCGGCTACTAAAGGTCTGATGGCCAGAGGCCCGATGGCATGAACTACACCGAGTTGTACAACACAATTCAGTCGTACACCGAGAATCAGTTTCCGGCTGTATACCTTGCAAGTGGGAGTACTGTGTCTGCAACGACACAGATCAATACTTTCATCACGCAGGCTGAACAACGTATATACAACTCTGTTCAGTTCCCATCGTTGCGTAAAAACGTAACCGGGTTCACAACTACAAGCAATAAGTACTTGGCTTGCCCATCCGACTTCTTGGCAACGTATTCAATGGCGGTGATTGCCGCAGACGGCTCATACGAGTACCTGCTGAACAAGGATGTGAACTTCATCCGTCAGGCGTACCCGCAGCCCACTGACACAGCCATCCCAAAGTACTACGCACTGTTTGGCCCGTCATACAGTAACAGTGATGAACTGTCGTTCATTCTTGGACCAACGCCTGACGCCTCCTACAACATGGAGTTGCACTATTTCTTCTATCCAGACTCAATCACTGTTGCCGCTGATGGCCGCACTTGGCTGGGCGACAACTTTGACACCGTACTGTTGTACGGGTCTTTGGTAGAAGCGTACATCTTCATGAAGGGTGAGGTGGACATCATCACCATGTATGAGACCAAGTACAAAGAAGCTCTTGCATTGGCCCAGCGTCTGGGTGATGGCCTGGAGCGCAGCGATGCATACCGCAGCGGGCAGTATCGGCAAGCGCCGTTGCCACAAAATAACGGAGTGCGTTGATGGCGTTCACTGGCAACTACAGTTGCAACACACTTCGCTCCGGGCTGATAAACGGCACAATAAATTTTGCGTCAGATACCTTTTATCTGGCGTTGTACACCAACGCGGCCACACTTGACCAGAACACCACCGCGTACACTGCGGCTGATGAGGCGTCTGGGGGCAACTACGTCGCTGGCGGTCAAATCATTACTGCGACCATTGGCACGGAACTGGCGTCTTCTGGCAGCATTGTGTTCATCAACTTCTCCTCCCCGTCTTGGACGGGGGCAATTACTGCCAGAGGCGCTTTGATCTACACCCCCGGGGACAATGGCGCAGTGTGCGTCTTGGACTTTGGCAGTAACAAAACATCCACCAACAGTTTTCCCGTGACGATGCCTGCAAACACCAGCACATCGGCACTCATTCGGCTTGTTTAAGGAGCAATCATGTTCAACGATAAAGTTAAATCCAAAGATGTTGCCTCAAGCAGCTTGATTGCTGGTGGCTCTGCCGCTGATAGCGCAAGCGCAAAAGGCGTGTACAAAATCCAGTGCCACGACAAAGACGGCAACCTAAAGTGGGAAGACGAAGCTCCCAATCTGGTGGTCAACGAAGGCTTACAAGATATGAACGCCAAGTACTTTACGGGCACAACGTATACCGCTGCTTGGTATCTTGGTCTGTACGGCTCTGGGGCAACCAACAGCCCTGCGGCGGGCAACACGATGGCATCACACGGTACTTGGACTGAAGTGACGGCGTATAGCCAAGCTACTCGCCCTGCCTGCACGTTTGGAACCCC